ATCTTAAAGAAACATACAGGTGTTAAAGGACAACAATTAATGAAAGTAATTTCAAGTGTATTTATGTCTATGAGATTTACACCAGATAATATAAATTATAAAAACTTTAAAAAATACTTTCCAAAAAGATACAATGATAAGTTAGTCAAAAGATTGGGTGATAGATTAGCAAGTGAAAATGATAGAGTTAGACAGACATTTTTTAAAAAAGTCGTTGGTGAATCAGTAAATGAAAGTTATACATTATACCATAAGGGAAGACCAGTTACAGGTTTTTATACTAATGCGTTTCCAATAACTAAAGTAGTTGGAACAAGCACTCGTTCATACATATCTTTTAAAAGTGAAAAAGAAATAAAAGATGATTTTAAGCGTGTTTTAAGTAATGTTTCAAAAGATGACCGATTTACTAAACAAGATGTTCAAAAATTAGCAACAATGTTCAAAAGAATGAAGATAAGAAAAAACGAATCAGTAAATGAAGCAAGATTAGACCCAAAACAATTACTACAACAATTAGGTGGTAATAGATTTGTTATGATGGTAGGAGCAAAAAATCTAGCGGTCGATAAGTCAAAAAACGAACTACATATGAAAATAGGTAGAAATTCAAAAGGTGTATCGCATGTTGTCATCAAATTAACATCATTGGATTTATATGATATGAAATTTTTACAAATGAGAAAAAATAAGATAAAAGTTAAATCAACAGAAAAAGGAGTTTATGCCGACCAATTAGGTAAAATGTTCAAAAAGAACACAGGTATGAATGTAAGATTATAACAAAAATTTAATAATATGATATTTATTAACAAGTAAAGTAACAAGGAAAATTATGGCAAAACAAATCAAACTAAAAGATATTTTAAAAGAACACACACTTTCAATGGTGGGTGGAGTAGTAACTACACCAGCTATTAACTCAGGATATGGTTCTTTAACACAAATCGTTAAAGAAAAATATGGTGATGTTGAAAACGAACCTAAAGTAAGTTCAGAACAAATTTTATCAAAAATACAAGAATTTGGTAAACTAGGTAACACTATTTATCAATCTGGTGATTTAAAAGAAACAGCAAAAACACTTTCTGATATCGCAAGTGCAGCTAGTGTTCATACACTAAGAGAAACAGAAGATTGGTTTGACAAAGTTACGGTAAATCGTAATATGAAAGAATTAACAAACTTATCAAAACAATTCGGTAAGTTATCTGAAGAAGCAAGTTCAGTTCAACAAAGACTATCAGCATTATACGAAGATATGGGTGGTGTATTGGGTCGTTACTATGACTTAAACGAAACTCATATAGACGGACACGAGTCAGATGATGATGAAACTATGGGAGTTGAAACCGGTAAGGAAAATCCTTACAGAGAACCAGTTTCTGAAGCAGATAATAAATATGCAGAATTTTTTAGAAGTGCTCTAAACAAGTTTGGAGTAAGTTCACCAGCAGAACTAGGTGATAAGAAAAAAGCTTTCTACAACTATGTAGATAAAAACTATCAAGCAAAACAAGAAACAGACTAAGAGGTTAAATTGTTCAAGGTTACAGTAAAAAACAACAACATAGAATACGCATTAAGACTATTAAAGAAGAAAGTAAAAGACTCTGGATTACTGATTGAGTTACGAGAAAGAGAATTTTACACAAAACCTTCACTTAAGAAGAGAGAGCAAAGAAAAAGAGCTCGTGCGATGTATAAAAATTTATCAAAAAATAAATAAAAAGTCAAGAAAAAAAGACGATTTTTTTCATACTTTTATATTTATATGTAAACACAATATCGGTCTATCTGACCAATTCATATATTGTATATTAATAACCTTATTATAGTTCTCAATAACTATACTTGATTCCAATGGAGAAATAAAATGGATGATATTTTAAAAGAAGCAATCGCTGATGCTAAAGCACTTCGTGCAACTGCGTTAGAGAATGCAAAAATAGCTCTTGAGGAAGCGTTTACACCGCGTTTAAAGAGTATGTTATCTCAGAAAATTCAATCTGAAGTCGAAGGCGAAGATGAAGTTGAAGAGAGAATGTATGATGAAGACGAGGTTGAAGATGGACACGAAGATGTTTCTGAAACTGAACACGAGGAAGATGTTGCTGAAAGAATGCACGACGAAGACGAGGATGAAGTAGAAGAAGCGGAACATATGGAAGACGAAGCTGAACATATGGAAGACGAAGACGAACATATGGAAACCGAAACTGAAGACGAAATGTCTGATGAAGGTGAACATATGGAAGACGAAGCCGAACATATGGAAGACGAAGACGAACATATGGAAGACGAAGGTGAACATATGGAAGACGAAGACGAAGATGAATTAGATTTAGAATCAGTAATTAAAGAACTTGAGGAAGAATTAGATACATCAGCTGTCGGAGACTCTGAAAATAAAGAACCTTCAGACTCAGCAAGTGACTCATCTACAATCGGACAAGGCCCAGAAGCCGAAGGTTCTGATAAAGACAGTGGAAAAGAAAATTCTGATGACGAAGATGTCAAAGAAAAAGTAATGGAAGCAGAAGAATCAGAAATGTCTGATGAAGACGAAGAAATCGACCTTGACGAAGTCATTAAAGCTCTTTCTGAAGAAGAAGGAATGGAAGACGAAGAAGAGGAAGAAAGTGTTGACGAAATGAAAACTACACTAAAAGAATACAAGGATACAATTGGTTTCCTTCGTGAGAAATTAAACGAAGTTAATCTATTGAATGCTAAATTACTATTTACAAACAAACTCTTTAGAGGGTTTGGTTTAAATAATAATCAAAAACTTTCAGTTGTAGAGCAATTTGACCGCACTAAAAACTTAAGAGAAATCAAACTAGTTTACACTACATTAGCAGAATCTTTTCAAGGTAATGGTAATAAGAGAGTAAACGAGAGTAAAGGTCAAGCATCTAAACCTGTTCAATCAACTGCACCGAAGAAAGAAGTTCTTTCTGAAGGAGCTGAGATGAAAAACAGATTCAAGAAGCTTGCAAACTTAGTATAACTTGAGAAATCAATTTATAAAATTTAAACAAATTAATCAAATCGGAGAATAAAATGTCAGATTTAAAAAACATCAATCAATTACTTGATGGTAACAATCCACATCAACAACTCTTAGAACAAACAAGACAACTGACTTCCAAATGGGAGCCAACTGGTCTATTAGAAGGTATTGATACTGAAACACAAAGAAGTGGTATGGCAGTGTTGCTTGAAAACCAAGCAAATCAACTTGTCAACGAAGCTTCAAGCGTTGGAACAGCATCAAACAATGAACAATGGTCAGGTGTTGCTTTACCGTTAGTTCGTAGAATTTTTGGTGAGTTAGCTGCACAAGATTTTGTATCTGTGCAACCAATGAATTTACCATCAGGTCTAATATTTTATCTCGATTTCAGATACGGAACAAATCAATCAAACTTTGATTCCAACCAAAATGTCCACGGTGTAACATCAGCTTCTGGTGATGCAACTGAAGGACTTTATGGTGGAGGAAAGTTTGGTTATTCAATCAATGATACATCATTAACAGTAACAACAAGCTCATATTCAACAGCTTCAGTTAACTTTGGTGATGTAGATTTTGAACCATCATTAAGTTCATCATTCACTAATCTAAGACAGATTATAATCGCTAAATCAGCGTTTACAAATCCTGACACAGATGGTGTGAGAGCTTTTGAAATTAGTGGTAGTGGAGACACGCATTTAGATGCAAGTTACCCAACTTTCACAAAAGCAACTGGTTCAAACATCTCATTTATCGTTGACCCAACACTAGTTACTACACCATCATCTATTTTTGGTAGTGGTTCAAGTCTTGTATTTAAATATCACAAGGCTCCAACCGATACTACTAGAGGTGATTTTGAAGCGACAGCAGACGGAACAGCTGCGGAGTCGGATGCAGGAATTCCTGAAATCGATATCGCACTAAGAAGTATTGCAATAGTTGCAAAAACAAGAAAACTAAAAGCTGTATGGACTCCTGAGTTAGCTCAAGACCTAAACGCTTATCATTCAGTTGACGCTGAAGCAGAACTAACATCACTATTAAGTGAGTATATTTCAATGGAAATTGATTTAGAAATACTTGATATGTTGATGAGTGGTGCTTCCGCTAAAACAGAAAGATGGTCAGCTTTTGTTGGACGCGAGTATGAAAGCTCAAGTAATTCTTTCAAGAATACTGCAACTAACGCAAGTGCTTACACTAAGGGAGAATGGTTCCAGACATTAGGTAACAAGATACAATCAGTATCTAATGCAATTCACCAAAAAACTCTAAGAGGCGGAGCTAACTTTATAGTAATCTCACCTGAAACTGCAACAATCCTAGAATCTATTCCTGGATATGCAACAACTTCAGATGGTGCTGTAGATAGTTCTTACGCAATGGGTGTTCAAAAAGTTGGTCTATTAAACAATAGATTCAATGTATACAAGAACCCTTATATGCAAGAAAATCAAATCCTTTGTGGATTTAGAGGTTCAAACTTCTTAGAAACTGGTGCTGTGTATTCACCTTATGTACCGTTAATTATGACACCGTTAGTTTATGACCCAACTAACTTTACACCGCGTAAGGGAGTTATGACTCGTTACGCTAAGAAGATGGTTCGTCCAGAATTCTATGGTAAAGTTATTGTTGCAGATGTAGACAAAGTGTAATAAATGACAATCAGAAGTCGAGTAGTTAATTTTTAATTAACAACTAAAAAAAACCCCCAGTTCGCTGGGGGTTTTTTGTTTCGTATATTAGTGGTTTTTATAACTTTCTTATATTTATTTATAGAATATTTAACGGAGAAAAATATGGCTCAAGAACCAATATGGCCTGGTTCAGGTTCAGCAGTTAGTGGTAATACACCATTTGGAACTTATGATGATGATTCAATTTATCAATCAGAAGCTCCAAAGTTCGCTGACTGGTGTTCAAAACGATTAGGTTATCCACTAATGAATGTGGAATTACAAGATAAACAATTTTATGCTTGCTTAGAGGAAGCTGTGACTGAATATTCAGCACAAGTAAATCAATATAATATTAAAGACAATTTACTTTCCTTGCAAGGACAACCAACATCATCAAACTTAACTCATAAGAGAGTAACCCCGAATTTGGGAAGAAGTGTATTCTTATCACAAGCTTACGGAACTGAAGCTGGAGTCGGTGGTTTCGTAGATACTAAATCTGGTTCTCTTGATGTAGTTAGTGGTTCACAAGATTATGATGTAAACGCTTTATTCGCAGAAGTAAGTGAGAGTGGTAATGCAATAGAACTGAAAAAGGTATTTTATGAGGAATCACCAGCAGTTCAAAGATATTTTGACCCGTATGCTGGAACAGGAGCTGGGACAATGAATATGATGGACCAGTTTGGATTCGGTGATTATTCACCAGCAGTATCATTTTTAATGATGCCGGTATACGCAGATATGTTGAGAATACAAGCTATTGAGTTGAATGACCAAATCAGAAAATCAGCATATACATTTCAATTAAGAAATAATAAATTAAGAATTTTCCCTAAACCAACTAATGATTATAAATTACATTTTAATTATGTTGTTACGGCTGATAGGGATAATGCAATGGTTACAGAATATTCAGGAAGTTCAAATGTAATTTCCGACTTTTCCAACGCACCATATGATAATATGAATTATGGAAGTATTAATGATGTGGGAAGACAATGGATTAGAAAATATGGTTTAGCTCTAACAAAAGAACTACTTGGAATAATAAGAAGTAAGTATGGAGCAATACCAATCCCAGGCGCTGAAACAAGTTTAGATGGAGACACTTTACGAACTGAAGCATCAACGGAGAAAGAAGTTCTTGTTACACAACTTAGAGAAATGCTTGACCAAACTTCTCGTAGAGCACTACTAGAAGCGGACAAAGATGAATCGGAGTTCCTACAAGAAAAACTTAAACGAGTCCCATATCCAATCTACATAGGTTAGGAGTGAGAGATGGCCAACCCACGATTTTTTGGAAAAAATGATTTAGATTTATTTGATAGAGTTAATAAAGAACTTATCGGTGATTTAAATAACGCAAATAGTGGAATAATTGACCAGACTGTGATAGTTTATAAAATATCAGCAACTAACACAGAAACAAATATGTATGGTGAATCATCAAGTGGAAAGGTTTGGAAACCTGGTATTGAAATAGCTTGTTTGGTTGCATCAGATGATATGACATATAATACAGATGAATTTGGTCCTGATTTAAGACAAAATGGAACATTCTCTTTTGTGAGACAATCTTTGAGGGATTTAAGTTTAGTATTGGAAATAGGAGATGTTATCGAGTGGTTTACAGCTTATTGGGAAATAACAAATATTAATGAAAATCAATTAGTAGGTGGACAATATAAGCAACTTGACGGACAACACATTCATTCAGTCGTGTGTAGTGCTAACTTGTTAAGACGAAGTAATCTTAACATTGAAGAAGTGAGAAGTATTTAATGGAACGAAGTAAGACTTTACCAAAAAACGAAGAGATATTATCAACAAGAGAGAATTTTAATAGAGGGTATGATACCACTCGAACTGATGATAAAGATAAACTTGTATCAATTGGTTTAATGGATATTGACGCAGCTGTAATGTATTACTTTAATGAGGTAATTAAACCAGAAGTAATAGATAATAATGAAAAAATACAAGTTCCTGTTTATTATGCAAATCCTGAAAGATGGAAAATTATTCAAAGAAATGGATATCTTAGAGATGTCAAAGGACAAATGGTTACACCATTAATTATATTTAAAAGAACATCAGTTAACAAGGATACAAATAATACTTTTATAGCTCGTTCAATTAGTCCAGCATCATCAAATTATACATTTAAAAAGAAATATACAAAAGAAAATAGATTTACACAAACTTCTACATTATACAGTAATGATGAACCATTGGAAGAAGCACACAATGTTGTGATGCCAAGTTTTGTAACAATTAATTATAATTGTATTATATTTACACCTTATATAGACCAAATGAATCAAATTGTAGAAAAAATTAGTTGGTCAAAAAATTCATATTGGGGTGAACCCGATAAATTTAAATTTAAAGCTGGTATAACAACCTTCACAGATGCATCTGAATTTGAAGGAGAAAGAATTATTAAAACTACATTTGATTTGAGTATGAAAGGGTATCTGATTCCATATTCATTTGACAACATAGTCAACACACAAAAAGAATATTCAGATAGAATTGGGTTAGAGATAGGAGTTTAATAGTGGCCAAAAGAACAAAACCATTACCAAGAAAAGAACGAATACTAAAAGGTAGAGAACTTAATAGGGGATTACAAAGAGGTAGAGGTTCTGAAACAAACCAACGAAACGATAATGTAAAAAATATTTCAGTTGGATTAATGGATGTTGATGCGGCAATTATGTATTACTTTAACGAAGTAATAAAACCAAGAGTAGTTATAAATAAACAAGAAGTAAAAGTTCCTGTATTTTATGCTAACGCAGAAAGGTGGAAGTCTATACAAAAAGATGGATATGTTCGTGATGTAAAACAACAATTGATTACACCATTGATTGTATTTAAAAGAGTATCTATCGAATCAAATGAAGCTTTACCAATTGATAAATTGGATGCTAACGACCCAAAACAATTTTATACATTTGAGAAAAAATATTCTAAAAGTCAAAGGTATGATAGATTTTCAGTCCAACAAGGTATATTACCACAAAAGGAATATTATACAACAGCTGTCCCTGACTATATGAATCTAAACTATGAATGTATTGTATGGACACCTTACATTGAAGATATGAATAAAATTATTGAACAAATCAATTTTTCTGAAGGAGCTTATTGGGGAGAACCAAATAGATTTAAATTTTTATCATCAATAGATTCGTTTGAAGACGCAACAGAGATGTCTGACAACGAAAGAATTATCAAGACAACCTTTAATATGAGTTTCAAAGGTTATCTCGTTCCCGAGTCATTTAACGAGTTTATGACTACACAGAGATACTTCACACCAAAACAAGTGGTGGTTGAAGATGAATCTGGATTGACAATATCATCATTATTTTCACCCGATAGTAGAAGTGAAAAAGTTAGTATTTTTTCAATGGGTAAATCGTCTTTACCGAGTGGATTAGGAAGTGCAACAGATTTTATAAGAGGAGCATCAGTTGGGACTGGTAATCAAGCACAAGATTTAGAATTTACAAATACTTTTGGTGGCAGAACTTATTATATAATGAGGGGGAGTGGAGAACCTACTTCTTCAAGAGATGATAAAGCATTAATATCAGTTTCAAATGCAAATTCTACTTATAATTTAAAATCATTCAGAGTCTCTGGTAGTCAATCATCATCCTTATCTGCAAGTCAAGGACAAGTTTATCAACCAACATTAGAAAGTGATAGAAGAATAATGAGTTCATCAGTTCAAGTAAAATTAAATGGATTAGAGATTACATCAGCTAATGAACAAGTTGGATATACAAGTGGATTTGATTATTATGTATCAAGTTCATATAAAGATGTGGTAATAAGAAAAAGACAATCAGATAATTCAGGATTTACTATAACAAATAGTGATTATGTAACAATCATATTTCAAAGTGAGATGACATAATGGCAAGAAAAGAATTAGTAGGATTAAAAACAAAGACAAGACCATTTATGTTACCAGTAAGTGAATCATCATTTTCTGCAGATAGAATACAATTTAAAGATACTGGTAGTATTAATTTAAATTATAGTATAGACAACAAAAATGGTTTCCCAGTAGTAGATACAGATATAATACATTTATCGAGTGGGAATGAAAGATATTATCAACAAAGAGAACATTTCACATTTTCAGATATAGATAGTTCAACTTCAGTATATAATGAATTTACACCAATAATAGCTGACAATTATCGTATCAGAAATGGTTCATTACGAATATTTATTAATGGTATTGAACAATTGTCAAATGTTGACCAAACTGAATCAGCATCAGCAGATTTTTTTATTGATACAACACAAACAAAGTTTAGGGTTCACAAATTAACATTTGATAATTTTGGAATGGAATTAAAAAGTGGGTCAGTAGTAACAGAAGGTGATAGTAATTTTTTACCACCAACAACAACAGGAGATGGAAGTGAATCTTCCATACAAATTAGTTTTCAAAGAGAGGCGTCAGTATGACATTAATTGATTTAACAACACAAGCACAAGCCCCACAATCTGGTGGTTTGACTTTACAAAGTTCAGAAACTACAAGTTCTTTAACTGGATTATATACATTAGAGTTTGATAATATTAATGTAGATAATATCGGAACAGGTAGTTTGAATATTGGAACAGTCAATACATTAACAGCAGGTAAATTAAAATTAGCTCACCCAACAGACCCAGTTATTATGGATGCTAATGATAATAAAGTAATACAAATTTTAACATCGGGTGTTCCAAGTGGTAGTATAAAAGTGTTCGGTGATTTAACAGTTGAGGGTTCATCATCATTTAATAATGTTGAAAGATTTACGGTAGAAGACCCAATTTTAGATTTAAATTTTGTAGGAGATACTGCAGGTTCATCAACAGATTCTGGATTAAGAGTTGGTAGAGCGGGGTTAACAAATGCACAATTATTATTTGACCATAGTGAAACCAGATGGGCAATAGACAATACAAGTGGTTCGTTAATAAACCTTGTTGGTATTTCAACAGAAGATATATTAACTAATAAAACAATTACTGGACTAAAAACTTCAACAATGGCTAATCAAGCCGACTTAACATTTAGTGGAGACGGAGAAGTATTAGGATTACCAGCTAATCCAAGTGAACAAGGTTCTGGTGTTTCAAAAGCGTATGTAAACGCACAATTAACTAGTAGTGTAAGTTCATCAGGAACAGATTATTTAAGAAAGAATTTTGTAAAAGTAGCCGCAGGAATAAGTGGTTCAAATACAGCAAGTTTTGAAGCAGTAACAGCGTCAGCTCCAACCGGTATGACAGCAACAAGTGAAAATGATTTTATATTCTTTATGAATGGTGGATATATGGAACATAACGCTTTAGAAGTAGAACAAAACGGAACATCATTTTTATTAAAAGTTGATGTAACTAATATGGGATACAATTTAGAATCAGATGATGAAATCATCGCACACGGAAAGTTTGATTCATAATGGCCGATTTAAAGAGAAAGCAGTTAAGACAATTTTTATCAGGTTCGTTTAATATAACGGGGTCACTAAATGTAACTGGTTCAGTTGAATTTGATAAAAACATTAGTGGTTCAATCACTTCTACTGGTTCGTTTAGTAGATTACAAGGTGATACAATATCAGTAACACATTCACCATATGCAAGTGGTTCTGGTGTTCAAGCACTTATGGACGCAACTGGTTCTTATGCATCAGCTTCAACAAAATATGTAAAAGAATCTCAAACAGGTTCATTTGGTAGTGGTTCTGATGTTCAAAATATTTTAAATACCTATGTTCAACAATCAGAATCAAGTTCTTTTGCAAGTGGTTCGGATTTACAGACTATACTTGCAGAAAGTTCTTCATATGTAGTTGAAAGTGAAACAGGTTCATTTTTACAATTTTCAGATACAGCATCATTTTCAACACTGCATGTTGAGGGTAATATTACAACATCAGGTTCTATTACAGCACAAAGATTTAATACAGAAATTGTTTCATCATCAGTAATATTTGCAAGTGGTTCTACTAGATTTGGTGACACAATTGATGATACACATAATATAACTGGTTCATTATTTGTAAGTGGTAATGTTACATTCGATACGAATTTAACTGGTTCATTAACTTCAACTGGTTCATTTGGAAATATACAAATAGGTAATTTTGGTGGATTACCATTTGCAAGTGGTTCTGACTTACATCAAATACTTGCACAAAGTGCATCATATGTGGTAGAATCCGAAACATCTTCACTACATCAAGTTCTACAAGAATCAGCTTCATATATGGTATCAGACCAAACTGGTTCTATGGGATTAGTAACATTAGGTAATAATATAACTGGTTCAATTACTTCAACGGGTTCTTTTGGTAGAGTTGATGTAGCAGAAAATACATTTATACTTGGTAATTTGGGAATTGGGACAAGCACACAAGGAAACAGACTTCAAGTTGCAGGTGATGCAACTATTGTTGGAGCTCTTGATGTTCTCAATTCAGTAAGTGGTGGGATAAGTTCAACTGGTTCATTTGGATATGTGGAAGCACTAGGAGTTAAACTTGTAAATTCAAACCAAACTGCTTCTTTCGGAAGTGGTTCTGACTTACATCAAATACTTGCAGAAAGTTCTTCTTACTTACTTAATAGTGACACTAGTTCATTGGGAGCAACTTCAATATCTTCAACATTATCAGTAGTTGGAGACATTTCAACATCAGGTTCGGTTATTGCAAGAGAATTTAAAACAGAATTTGTATCATCATCTATTATATTCGCATCAGGTTCTCAAATATTTGGTAATTCCGAAGATGACACACACGCATTTAGTGGGTCGGTAAATATCGGTGATATGGTCTTATCTGGTAGTCGAGTCGGAGTATCTAGTGACTTGGACTTATTAACTCTTTCTACCAACAACCTAACGATAAACGGGGGTATTGTTGTAGATGACGGAGCGAATATTGGTGTAGATTCCGATACGAATTTACTAACTTTAAATGACCAAAGTCTTGTTATTAATGGAACATTAGATTCAACTGGTAGAATTGATGCACAATCAGGACTTCAAGTATCAGGTTCATCATTACAAGTAGGAAATGATTTAACACTAAACTACACTTCCCCAGTTAGTCATAGTTTAATGTTTGTAAATTATACAGACAAAACTGTGGATTTACTTCCCGCAGCTTCATCAAGTGGCCAGTTAGCTCAATTCAATGGAACTAGTTGGGTAATTACTGATGAAATTGACGGTGGAAGTTTCTAAATAAAAAGTCAAACTTTTCAACTTTCTTATATTTATTAATGACTATAAATATAGTTAAATTTTATATAAAATAAGTAAAACCATATGGCTCAATCAATTAAATTAAAACGAAGTGCCGTTGTTGGTAAAACACCACAAACATCATCTTTAGAATTAGGTGAGTTAGGGATAAATACTACCGATGGTAAAATCTATTTTCATCGCTCAAGTTCGAGTGATGATTCCATTCAAAGCGTCCTAACAACAGACGCAACTATAACTGGTTCACTAAAATTATCTGGTTCACAACACCTTTCAGGTTCATTAAATGTAATGGACGATTTAACTTATGGTGGTAATTTAACCGCATCATTAGGTTCAACATCATCTTTTAGTAGATTAATATCAGTAGCTACAGCTTCCATAGGATACTTGGAAGTAACAGGTAGTAATTTCGCAGTATTTGATACCGAAACTGGTTCATTTGCATCAGGTTCTGATTTACATCAAATATTAGGTGAAAGTGGTTCTTATTTAGTAGATACCGATACCGGTTCATTAGGTAAAGTAACATTAGTTAGTGATATAACTAGTTCAATAACTTCAACTGCTTCATTCGGTAAAATATTTGGAGACGGAAGTGATTTAGACAATGTTGCAGACCCAACCGCTATTAGTGGTTCTTTTCAAGGTGGTGGTTCAAATCTAATTAGTGGTTCTATTATTTCAACTGGTTCATTTGGTAAATTGTTTGGTGATGGTGGAAGCTTAACAAATGTTGCAGACCCAGACGCAATTAGTGGTTCTTTTCAAGGTGGTGGTTCAAATACTATTAGTGGTTCTTTAATATCAACCGCATCATTTGGTAAATTAGAACTTGTGGACACAGTTCACATTTCACCATTTGGTAGTGGTTCTGATTTACACCAATTCCTTGCAGAAAGTTCAAGTTATGTGGTAGAAAGTGAAACTGGAAGTTTCGCAAGTGGTTCTGATGTCCAAACAATTTCAGACGCTTATGCAAGTGGAAGTGATGTTCAAGGAATTTTAGACACTTATGCAAGTGGTTCAGATTTTCATCAAATATTAACAGAAAGTTCTTCTTATGTATTGGAACAAGAAACTGGTTCTTTTGCAAGTGGTTCAGATTTACAACTAATTAAAATAGAAAGTGCATCTTATTTAAACAACGATACTACTTCATCATTTGGTGCAGTAAGTATGGACTCGACATTATTTGTTCAAGGTGATATTACAACATCTGGTTCAATAACAGCACAACAATTCCGAACTGAGTTTGTTTCGGAGTCAATTATATTTGCATCTGGTTCAACAAAATTTGGTGATGATGCAACTGATAAACATAGATTTAGTGGTTCAATAGAAATAACCGGAAATGTGAGTGGTTCAATTACTTCAACTGGTTCATTTGGAAACTTAAAACTAGCAGACTATGGTGGATTACCTTTCGCAAGTGGAAGTGATTTACATCAGATATTAGCAGAAAGTTCAAGTTATGTAGTAGAAAGTGAAACTGGAAGTTTTGTAGTTAACTCACAAACTGGAAGTTTCGCAAGTGGTTCTGATGTCCAAACAATTTCAGACGCTTACGCAAGTGGAAGTGATGTTCAAGGTATTTTAGATGATTACGCAAAAGGAACTGAAATTAGTGGTTCATATTTAGGACTATTATCAGGAAGTAATGACTTAACTCTTGGATTAGGAGCAAGTGGTTCAATCACTTCAACTGGTTCATTTGGTAAAATATTAGGTGATGGAAGTGATTTAAGTAATTTACCAGAATCATTTACATCAACAATAATTAGTGGTTCATTTTTAGGAATATTATCAGGAAGTAATGACTTAACTATTGGACTTGGTATTAGTGGTTCAATTAATTCAACCGCATCATTTGGAAAATTAGAACTTGTCGACACGGTTCATATTTCACCATTTGCAAGTGGTAGTGATGTTCAGACAATTTCAGACACTTATGCAAGTGGTTCAGATTTACACCAATTCCTTGCGGAAAGTGCTTCTTATGTAACATCAATATCAACTGGTTCATTAAATGTAGTTCTCGCAGAAAGTGCATCTTATGTAGTTTCTACAAACACAGGTTCTTTCTTACAAAATGCAGATAGTGCATCTTTCGCAACATTAGATGTTGTTGGAAACATAAGTGGTTCATTAACTTCAACTGGTTCGTTTGGTAGAGTTAACTTTGACGGAGAGGGTGGACATACCTTTATACAAGAAGAAGGTGCTGATAATATTGCAATATATGCTGGTGGAACAAGACTACTTCAATTAGTAGAGGGTGGAACTAATTATGTTGCTGTTGGAGATGGAACTTACTTAGGTGCTGGTAATGACATTGATTTAAATATGAGGCACGATGGAACTAATACAACTATAAGTAATGCTACTGGTAATTTAACAATCACAAATAATGCAAACGACAAAGATATTGCATTACAATCAGATGATGGTAGTGGTGGAGTAACTAATTACATATTATTAGATGGTTCAACTACCAAAGTAGAAGTTGCAAAAGACACAAACTTTGCTGGTGAAGTTAGTGGAGCGTTAGGAAAAACCGGTTCTTTCGATAGATTAGAAGGAATCACATTAAACGCAAGTATCTCACCATTTGCAAGTGGAAGTGATGTTTCACAAATTCAAGCTTTAACCGGTTCATACGCAACTGGTTCAGATTTACATCAAATACTAGCTGAAAGTGCATCGTATGTAACTTCAATTTC